TTATGCCGATCCAATTTCTACAAGCCCCGTATTCCGTGGCTCGCAGCCAGGTTGCACATCTGACCGTACCAATTTCGTACCAATCAGCTGATTTTCGAGCTTCCCGAGCTCGCCCCAATCGGCCGTCGAGTGAATCCATTTGGCGTAGGTCGAGAGCAGCATCTGGATGCTATGGCCCAGCTGGCTCGCAATGAAGGCTGGGTTCATCCCGGCCATCAGGCACATCGTCGCGTAAGTGTGCCGACAGTTGTACTGCGGCCGGCGGCGTATCCCCAAGGCCTCCAATGCGTTGCTGAATTGCTTGCCCGGGACGCCGGGGCGGTTGATAAAGATTTCCTTCATGGCCGGTGGGAAAACGTAGGGGGACGATTTGTGGATGCGCTTGCGGCTAGTCAGGCGTGTCTCCGCGACGTCGCGCGCGACTTGCAGCGCGTGTATTGCGCGCGTGTTCAGCATCACCACTCTCGCGCGGCGTGTCTTCGTGCGCTCCTTGATCTCGCCGTCGACCACGATGCGGCACACGTGCGCCGTGCGGCTGGCCATGTCGACCTCGTCCCAGCGTAGGGCGGCGATCTCCCCGGAGCGCATCCCTGTGTAGAACGCGAACTCGAAGTAGGCTGCATAGATGCGCCGGTTGGCATTACCGGTGGTGTATAGCCAGCTGATGATGCTTTCCGCTTCGTCCAGGGTGAAGGGGTCGGCGATCTTCTTCTGGCGCTTCGGCAGCTCGATGGCCTTGGCGGGGTTGCGCTCGAGCAGGCCGTCGCGCACTGCGGAGTTCAGGACGGTGACAAGCGCCGTGATCGCGGTGCGCTTGATCGAGGTGTTTTTCCAGGCTATTTCTCCGATGATCCGGCGCAATACCATAGGCGTGATGTTCTCCACCGGGACGCGAGCCAGAGGCTGCATCCAGTGGAGATTGAGGGTTGAGAGGTAGTTGTCCCGCGTACCCTTCACGATCTCCCGGCCATTGAGCCAAGCCTGTGCGTATTCACCGAACGAGGGGCTGGTGGAGCTGGCCCCGTAGCTGGTGGAAGGGAACAGCTCGGCATACTTTGCATCAGAAAGCATGCCGAGCTTGGCCAGCTGAACTACCTGAGCTCTAAGACCGGCTGCTGCTTGGACACCCTGCGGGGTTTGCGGGAAGGCGAGCGTTTCGCAGCAGCGCTTTCCATTGTGGGTGAAGCGAATGCGGATGCTTTGTCCGGCGAATTCGACTCCCGTGGGGAGACCATCAGCTTTTGTTCGGGCCATTGGCTTTCAATCCATGCGTTGTAACGCTTTATGCTGTAGGTGACGCGCCCGTCGATGGTGGCATACACCCCTTTGGGGATGATGCCGCGCTGGCGCTTGGTTTCCAGGGCCCGGCTGCCTTCGGGGTATCCGATCAGGCGGGACAGTTGGTCTTCCAGCACGAAGTCGTGCTCGACCACGATCATTCCAATTGTGTTCATCTGACCCCCTTGCGGATCAATTGCCACCCTCTGCATACCGAGCAGTGTAGTAGCCCGACGCTCTGGAAGAACACGGCGCCAGAGCCCTGGAGCTTGTGGTCACAGGTGCAAATCCTGGGGTTGACCTCCTCGGCGAAGGCCTGGACAGCTTCAAGCAACTTCACGGGTAGCCTCCTGGCGCTCGCGGATGCCGGCCTTGGTGAAGTACAGGCGGTGTAGCTCGGGGTGATCCTTGGCGAAGGCGTCGATGCGGCGGGCAGCCGCCGCCTGGGCTCCTTTGGCGGTACGCAGCTTGCAATCGGCCTTCGGCTCGGCCTCTGGGGCCTCGACGGGGGCTGCTGGCGTACGGTGGATCAAGCGTTTAAGGAGTTCTTTCATGGTGTGATTACTCGCAATGCGTTTAAGTGGGGGCGAAAGAAAGCCCGGAGTTACCCGGGCTGCCTTGTACCGCGGTTAAACTGTTTCGCGTTTTGGGCGGGAGACCTGTGGCCGTTCCACGCTGACGATCGGGTCAAGAAGCTCGATGTCAGTGAGGTTGGTTTCCAGGAACTCTTTCGAGCCCAATCCCCGGGTGATTGCGACGCCTCGCTCGAGATCAGTGGTCACATAGACCCGGATGGCGTGGAGGTCGTTACTCCCCACACGGTATTTCATGAATACCTCATCCCCCGACACAGGTTCCTCATCCTGACTGACTATCAGGGTCGAGCCTTTGCGAGCAAAGGGCTCGGAACCATCGGTGTCGACTGCTACTGCGTAAAGCTTCTTGTCCATTGTCGTCGCGATCTCAATTGAGGATAAACGCCCCGGGGGGGCGCCTGACAGAGTTGCCAGTATTGGAACTCTGAGCAGGCGCATATCCGTCGGTGCAATACTTATGCCAAGAAGATCGGGGTTGATGTCTGCGGGTGAACAGCCCAGTACGCGCGAGAAGCGCAGAATGGCATCTGTGTTCAGGGCAATGCTACCGTTGAGGTATTGGGTCACTACCCCTTGACCCGCAAAACCAAGCATCTCCGCCAGATCAGCCTGGGTGCTTTTCGTGTCTGCTTTGTAAGCCAGCCACTTGGCTTTTAGTCGCGCCGCATTTGCGACATCTTGCGGAGTGATCGTTCTACGTGAGGTAGCCATCCAGTAGTACCTTATTCAGACTTTTGAGCGAAGTTGCTTAAAGTACCGAGAATATAATCCACGATCGACGCCGTCGCAACCGCATTGCGTTTAAAAGTATCTGCACTCATTGGCATATTCCATGCCCCATCGGTGAGTATCACGGCACCGTCGGGGCAACCCACTATAACAGATACTGTACGTCCGTCCAGTAGTCGGCCATTCAGCCATTCCTTCTGCAACTCGCTGAGGCCGAACTTCACCAGGGTGTCGGGGCGTCTAGGTAGCGCCTTGAGGTACTTGTACTCGATCCACATGTCCCGACCGCCGATGCGCGAGTAATACGCATCCGCGACGCCGCCCTGGAAGTTGTCGTTGATCTTCCAGGCGTAGACGTCGGTGGGGAGTTTCTTGTGGATGCTGCGGATAAAGCTGTGCTCGTTCATGGCAATCCACGGCATGGGGTTTATTGGCAAAGCTCGGGGCTTTCCAATAAACCCCGCATCCTGCGGGGCTACTGCATCAGGGCATCAGTGCTGGGTGGTGTTTGCTGGAGCGCCGACCAGGCCCTGGTAGGCGTCCTTGGCCACGGCGTACAGGTCCTCGCCGGCCCAGCCCGCGAAGTCCACCTTGATGTTCTGGTACGGCTGGCCCTGACGATTCTTCTCGCTGGCGCTGGCCAGGGTCCAAACCGACGCGAAGCGGTCAGCACGCGGGTCTTTCAGGCGGATCTGGCTGTTCCACTCCTTGCTCACCTTCATCTTCGAGCCGGACATGTAGATCAGCACCGGCTGGTCAGGCTGGCCTTGCTCGTCGAGCAGCAGGCACTTGTGGATCGCGGTCTCGGACACGTCGTACTGATCGCGCGGCAGGTTCTGCGAGTCCAGGTGGGCGTTGGCCTCGTACTCGGTGTTGAAGGAACCCTCGAAACCGCCACCGAACTTGCGCTTCTTGAAGACCTGGTACTTCACCTCGAAGTGCAGGTTGATCACGAAGCAGTGGTTGTACAGGTCGCCCGACAGGCTGTTGAACATCAGGCCCAGCTTGGCGCCTTCGATGTACTTGGGGCTGGTTGGATCGAGTTGCGGGGACAATTGCTGGAGCACGTCGAGGCGGGGGATGGTCATGTCGTCGGACGACACGTTCTCGTTACCGGCACCAGTGCCCTGCTGCAGGTGAGCGGGCAGGGAGTCACCGGCCAGGAAGCCTACGACGGATTTGGTGGTTTCTACTGCGGCTACGTCTTTGGCCATGGTGGCTGTCTCTCTCATATAGTCAGGCCCGAAGGTGGGCAGGTGGAGCGCCCCGTTGCGGAATGCTTAGGGGCTATTTTAATCGCATTGCGTGTTTTTACAAGCGGCGTTTACGCCGATTTGCGCATGTTCAAACTACGTTTGGTGAACGGCACCACACCCGGCAGCGAGGCACCGCTGTCGAGGATTTCCTTGTAGGGGGCGTTCGACAGGCGGCGCTGGAGCAGGTAGAAGGCGCCTTCGCTGCGGATGTACTCGTGCAGCGCGTCCCAGTCCTCGACGTTGCCGACCACGTTGTTGCTGACCGAGAAGGTCAGCTTGCCGACGGCAAAGCGGTCCATGCCCAGTTCATCGGCGATCTCGATGATGTCGGTTTCGTTGGCGGCGAGCAGGGCGTCCAGGTCCTTGACCTGGGTTTCCAGGAGGCGCTTGGCCTCGCGCAGGCGGTCACGCTCGGTGGCCAGGTCGTCCAGGCGTTGCTTGGTGGTAGTGGTCATGGATCAGCCCTCCAGGTCGCGCAGCTGGGCCGACACATCGGCGGTAACTTCGCGCACCGACTCCAGGTCCTGGCGGGCGATGGACATGACCGCCTCGCGCTGCTCCAGCAGCTTGTCGAGCTTGGCGTTGGCCTGCTTGTAGGTGCGGCTGGCGGCATCGAAGCCGTTGCCACCGTTGCCCAGCACCTCGGTCAGCTGCTGCTTGGCGGTGTTCACGGCGATGGTCTGGTCGGCCAGCTGCTCGTCGAGCACGGCGGCCTTGGCCATCGAGCGGGCCACCTGCTTGGTCAGCAGGCCCAGGCGGTCGATCGGGGTGATGACGACTTCGGTGACAACAGTTGCAACGCCAGCTTCGAGGTTCAGGGTCAGATCGTTCATATCAGGTGCTCCACGTTTCTTGAGGTAGGTTTGGGGGTGTTGCAGTAATCGCATTGCGTTTAATGTCAAGCAGCTTGAAGCCCGACGAGCATGTTCATCAGCTCGTCCATCCTGGCGACCTTGCCATTGAGCTTCTCGTACACCTGCTCCTCGGCGGTCCCGGCAGCCGCGATGCAGATGGTCTCGGTGCGCTGGGTCTGCCCGGCGCGGTAGATGCGGTGGTTGAACTGGGTGAACCATTCGGCGTTGTACGTCGGGCTCGGCCAGATGGTCGCGGTGCCCTTGGTCAGCGTCAGGCCATGCCCGGCGCTTTGCGGGTGGGCGAAGATCACGCGCAGGTGGCCCGCCTGGAAGCGGTTCACGGCGACCTCGCGGTCGGCGACCTTGGTGCTGCCGTCGATCACGCCGTAGGGGATGCCCGCGGCTTCGGCGGCGGCCACCAGGGCGTCCTTCTGGTGCTGCCAGAGGAAGGCCACCACGCATTGCTCGCGCTGCTGCACCAGCTCCATGGCGAGGTCCGTGCGCCCGGTGTCGAACACCTGGTAGCCGCCCATGCCGTCGTACACCGCGCCGCTGCACAGTTGGAGCAGCTTCTGGGTCTTGGCGCTGGCGTGGATGGCGCTGATCTTGCTGCCGCTCTCATGCTCAAGGACGGCCTCGCGTTGCAGCTGCCGGTACTGGGCCATGAGCTTCTTGGGAATGTCTACCAGCATCGTCGAGGTGACGTGCTCGGGCATGTCCAGGCAGTCCTCCAGCTTGACCCGGAAAGTGATGTCCTTGAGCCGGTCAGCGATGATCGTCGGCGCGTAGGGCTTGTCCTTCCACTGCACGTACTGCCCGCCGGGGCCGGTGGCTTCCGGCTCGCAGACCTGGGCACGGTAGCCCCAGAACTGCTTGCCCAGCCTGGCGCCGTCGTCGCAGAGGAACATCGGGTGCCAGATGTCGCATGCCCCGTTGCTGTTCATGGTGCCGGACAGTAGCCAGCGGAACTCGAAGTATTTGCGCATCCCGGCCAAGGCCTTGCTGCGCTGGCTGGTGCGGTTCTTGAACGCCGGGAATTCATCGACACAGAGCACCCAGCGCCCGTCGAACTTGATGTCCTTGAGCCATTTCACGCTGTCATGGTTGGTGATGTAGATGTCGGCCTCGGCCGCCGGCCACATCGCGGTGTGCTTGTCCTTGGCAGTGGCGACCGACACCGCCAGCTGCGGGGCGAACTTCCCGCAGTCGGCGGCCCAGCTCGGGCGCAGGATCGACAGCGGCGCCAGCACCAGCATGTGGTCGACCAGGCCTGCGGCCTTGAGGCGCGCGAATGCCTCGATGGTGCTGCGGGTTTTGCCGGTGCCCGGGTCGGAGCCGTCGAGCATGCGCGGGTGGCTGACCTTGAAGGCCGCGTTGGCCTCCTGGTGTGCGAACAGGGGAGGGATCATGCGGGCTTCTCCATTTCGACGTGGACACCGGCGGCTTCGAGCTGGGCCAGCAGGGCGTCGACACGGCGCTGGCCGTGCAGCTTGGCGGTCTCGACGGTCATGTAGCCGCCGATGATGCTGCCGGTGGGGATGTTGTGCTCTTTCCACAGCTGGTCGAGCAGGGTGATGGCGACCGCCAGGTCGGCTGGTACTTCCTTGAGGGTGCTCAAATCATGCTCCCCAGTTCCAGCTTCAAGGCGCGCGCTTCGGTCGGGATGTGCCGGGTGATCGCCGCCGCCTCGGTGAACTTGTCCGGGTAGCGGGCCTGCAGCTTGGCGATGTTGCCGGCCAGCACCTCGTCGAGGGTGCGGTCGGACTTGGCCTCGGCAATCGCCTCGATGCGCACGATCATGGTCGAGAGCAGGAAGCGCAGGCGGTTGCTGTCCAGCGGGGCGCCGTAGGCGAAGGACTTCTTCACCAGGCTGACGAACTCACCGATGGTCTCGGCCAGGATCGGCAGCTGCGGATTGGCGCGCTTGAAGTGCTCCAGGCTCTTGTACGGGTCGAAGTCCAGCTCCTTGGCGGCCAAGGCGATGAACCAGCAGAGGTCGCCCAGTTCCTCGACGGCGTTCAGCCAGGACTTGGACAGCTGGTACTCGGACAGCTCGTCCGAGAGGCCGAGGGTGGCGTGCAGCAGGTCGGCGGAGACGTGGCCGTGGGTACCGGCGACGTTGCTGTTGGTGCGCATGGCAAGGGCAAGGTAGGTAGTTTGCATGTCGAAGGTCTCAGTCGATGAAGCCGTAGATGGAAGCGGTATCGAGGCCCGAGGCGGGGTCCTCGGCGAGGGTGAAAATCCAGTGGCGCAGGGCGTGGTACTGGGTCGAAGCGACCTTGGTGAGGGTGTCTTCGCCCGCTTCATGCATCCGCCAGACGTGCCGGTTCAGGGCAATGAGCGTGCAGGCCGCGCCGAAGGACAGGGCGTCCATGGCCGGATTCTCGTAGTAGTTCTGGCAGGCCACCGGGTAGGTGGGCTGACCTGTGGGGTACCAGAAGCCGAGAGTGCCATCGGCGTTGGTGACAAAGGCCCAGCTACCGCCGTGGTAGTCGTCGCTGGTATTGCTGGCGGTGTGGAACAGCAGGCCTTCGATGAACATGGACTGGCGCCCGAAGACCTGGTCTACGGCCGCAGCCATGGCGGAGCTTTCGTTGGTGTAGGTTTTCATGCTCAGATTCCCTCGTAGCTGAACTTGCAGGCGGGCTCGGTATGGCCTTCCTGGATGTCTTTGTGGGCACACCAGCGGCACGCCGAGAAGCTCGGCTTGGGTGCGAAGTCGGTGCAGGTGGTCATCTTGTCGGCGCGCTCGGTGAGCATCGGCCTGAGCATTTCGGCCTGCTTGCGGGTGTAGCCGCCCAGCAGTTCGTCGTTCTTGTCCAGGTAGGCGAACTTGACGCCGACGTACTCGAGCTCTGGGTAGCGGGCGAAGGCACCGATCGCGTAGCCCATGCCTTGCTGGTTGTGCTTGAGCTCGTTGCCAAACTTCTTGCCGGTCTTCCAGTCGATCACCGTGGCGCTGGTGGGACTTTCGAACTGGATCGCATCGAGCTTCATCCGCGCCCAGCAGTTCTTTTCGGTCCAGCCGGTGACGCCCCACTCGCGGTCGTAGGCCCAGTCGCCTTCCACTTCCACCGTGGCGTCGGCGAAGCCCTCGCGCAGCACGTCGATCAGCTTGATGAAGCCGTTCATTTCCTTGGTGACGTCAGCGTGCTCACCGCGGATGTACTTCTCGATGTGGTCATGCACCTGGGTCCCGCGCTCGGCGGCCGGACCACTGGGCGTTGGCATCTTCATCACTTTGCCCAGGTACACGGCGTGCGGGCAGGACTCGAAGTCGAACAGCCGGCTCATCGACCAGGCGCTGACCGGGCCCAGTGGCGCGGTGCGCAGGTCCAGGATCGACTGGCGCTCGACCTGGAGCCGGGCGGTGATTGCCCCGGGATTGAACGCGGTGTCGTCACGCGGGGGTGGAGCAGCCTTCTCGACGCGCGAGGCGCCGAAGGCCGCGGGGTTAAACGCGGGCCTGTCGGTCATGTGGATTCCTTAGTGTTGGGTAAACTGCTGATGGGCCGGGGTGCCCTGGGGGCCGACCACGGCGTCGAGTTCTTCGGCGGACAGCTCCGAGGAGAACCAGGTGGTGGTGATGCACGGCGTGCGCTCCCCGCCGACCCGGATACGTTCGACGGTGAGGTCGTTGCGGCCCAGGAGCAGGGTGAGTTTCTTCTGGCTCATCTTGTTGGCGTTGAGGTCGCCCAGGGCCAGGTACACGGTGAGCAGGTCGCTGACCGGCACGCGGCACTCGCCCTGGCCGATCTGCTTGGCCCAGTGCCTGACGTACTTCTGCGCCGTGGTGATCTGCGTGGACTTGGTCAGGTCGTTGGCCAGGTCCATGTCCAGCACGTCGAGGAAGTAGTCGAACTCCCCATGCTTGGCGGCCATGCAGAAGCGCTCGTTGTACTGCATCGCCGAGCGTTTCATGGTGGCCTTGGCCTGGTTCTCGATGCAGGTGCGCGCGCTGTTCTCGCAGGCGGCATAGGCCATCAGGAAGCCGGTGAAGGTCCCAAGCTCCGCGTCGATGCGTCCCAGGTTGGCGACGATCTCCGGGTGCGCCGCGCGCAGCGAGACCATCTGCGGGGGTGCGATGTTAAAGCGACGGTCACCTTCCTCAATGCGGATCACGTCCAGGTGGTTGGAGAAGAAGATGTAGTTGGTGTAGTTGGCCGCCTCGACCACATCGGTGCGCATGGCGCGGATGTTGGAGGTGGCGCCGGTGATCTCGTCCTTGAGTTTGTTCAGCAGCTTGCCACTCTGCACCGAGTCGTTGAGGCGGAACTCCTCGTAGACCAGGAACAGGGTATGCTGGATGTAGGCGTTGAACTGCTCCTCGAGGTGGTCCAGGCGTTTCTTGGTGGTGTAGGCCTCGCCGATCATCGGGCGCAGGATTCGGTCGAAGAAGACTCCCTTGCCGGTGCCGGGCACGCCGCTGAACACCCAGGCCGTGTGGGCCTTGTTGCGAGTCTGCACGGTGTAGGCCAGCCAGTTGATGAACCACTCGAACTCGGTGTCGGCGCTGCCGCAGATGTGGTGCAGCACGGTGCAGATCGACGGGCACAGCTGCTCGAGCGCGTCCTTGGCCTCGCCGATCTTGCGGTTGGCGTAGGACGGCATCACCGGCGGCGGACTGCGCAGCAGGTCGGTAGCCTGGAACTGGTTCAGGCGCTGGTTTTCCCAGTCGATCACCGTGGTCGATTGGGGGTTGAACTCGATGTCCCAGTTGGGGATCGGGTCGGGCATCGGCATGCCGAACCCGGCACACCAGTCGGCGATGTTTTGCTTCTGGATCTTGTGGCTGCGGATGACCCGGTCATCGCGCGGGTTGTACTCGACCGCGTAGTGCTGGTCGGTGGCCTGGTCGCGGAACGCCAGGGGACGGGGATCACTGACCTCGCGGATCTGCGTCTTGAACTTCTCGCAGTACCAGTTGTAGGTTTCCTCGTTGGCGCGGCGCAGCTCGAAGGGCGGCTCGCCCTTGAAGTTGTAGATGATCTCCGGGTTGCCGATCGGGTTCCAATAGGCGTTGGAGTCGCCGCCGTTGATGTTCCAGTAGGCGTGGGTGTCGGTGTGCCGGGTCAGGACCATCTGCATCTGGTCCGGGTTGGTCAGCACCTGGAGGGTTTCCCCGGCCACCACCATGCGCCGGTAGTTGGGCTTCATGCGTTGCAGGCCGGCGGTCTTGCGCAGGTCGTTGAGCAGCACGGTGGACTGTTGCTGGATGACGCTCGGCACGGTGTCGAGCAGCATCGGCAGGATGTCGCAGGTCCACTGCTCGCCCTCGATCAGCGCCCAGCGGTCGGCCGGGGACTGGAACGGGTCACTCACGCCGCTGAGCTCAGGCGGGGCGATGTAGACGATCTGCGCGTTGCGCGAGACCACTGGGTCGCAGACCCACTTGACGCTGATGCCGCTGCGGTTGAGTTTGGTCTGGTCGCGGAACGAGTCGATGGCGAAGTTCAGGCCGGTCAGCCAATGGCTCAGCTGGCTCGGCGGTACCGGCTTGTCGAGCAGGAAAAACAGGTGCAGGCCGATCACGCCGCCCGGCTTGTGGCCGGTGGAGGCCGAGGCGTTGGCGATGCAGGCGGTGGTGTTCAGCGGCGCGGGCAGCCGGTCGAGGATCGCCCGGGTGGTGGCCGCCAGATCCGCCGAGGTGATCGGGCTAGGCAGCAGGACCTCGGGGATGTAGTCGTCGAGGTCGATCACCAGCAGGTTGGTCGGCGCGTTGCTGTCGCTCTTGCCCTTGCGGGGTTCGTTGAGCAGTGCGGTCTTGAGCACCCCTTTGATCAGGCCGTGACCTTGCAGGGCGTGGTTCTGGAAATGACCCAGGGCTTCGCGCAGGCCGGCCTCGTTGGGGGCCAGGTAATGCGTGTGGGAGGTGAAGACGCGGGCCTTCGGGTAAGGTGTCGAGCCATCCTGGGTAATCACCTTGGCAAGTCGCAGTCCGGGCGCGGGCTCAAGGAAGGTCAGAGGAATTGTCATGGGGGCTCCAATTAATCGCAATGCGAGTATATACGAGCGGCGGCTGCCCAAGTCCACCGCTCGCTTGGTTTATTTGCTGTATTCGAAGGCGTAGCCGCCTTCACCGTCCAGCGGTAGGTCCAAGCACCAGGGTTCCGGGGTCCGCATGATGGATACCATGTCGCCAAACAGCGACTCGGCGCCTTCGGTGTTGGTCCAAATTTCCTTCTTCTGCTCGTCCAGGCCGTGGAACATGGCGCCGAAGCTCGGGCCGACGCCGACCACTTCGTCGTGCACCGACAGGGCGACACCCGACCCGTGTCCCTCGCGCTTGAGGCGGTCGTCGATCTTGAGCATCTGGCGGAACAGGACGATGCGCGACAGGGCCTGCACGATGTTTTCCGTGAGCTTGCCGCCGTACAGGTTGGTGAAGAACTTGCCATTCCAGTATTCCCAGCCGACACGACCGTGCTCATCGGGCTCGGAGTGGCGCAGGTGCGGATATTGCAGGGCCATGCCGTTGGGCATGATCAGCGCGTTCTTGTAGATGCGCAGGGCGCCCCACTGGCGCTCGTTGCCGTGGAACATATCGAAGATCGCGAGCTCCGCCTCGGCCCAGTAGTTGACGATCGGCAGGTTGTCAGCGCGGTACAGGTTAACCATGTGCCGGCATTCGGGCTCCTCGACATACATCGGGAACTGGTCGTTGGTGGCCAGGGTCGATTGCAGCTTTTTCCAGCCGACCTGGAAACCCAGGCCCAGGACGCAGGTCTTGCCGACGTGTCGCTCGAGCGGGTTGAGCTTCTTGGTCAACGGGCGCTGGTAAACCTTCTGCGCGAAGTTGATGTACACGTCTTCCTTGTCGCGGAAGTTCTGCAGCAGCGTATCGTGGCGCGCGACCCAGGCCAGGACCCGGGCCTCGATGTTGGAGGAGTCGACCACGTACACCAGCTGGTCGCCGGTGATCGCGGTGCGGGTGGCATCGGCGAGCAGGGTCGGGTCAAATTGAACGGTCATACGGCCACCTTCCGGGTGCGCACACCCATTGAGCGACGCAGCTTGGAGCCGCGACGCAGGTTCTGCTGATTGAGCTTCTCGGTGCCCGAGCTGCGGCCGGTGTGGGCGCCGTAGTAGTTGATGCACACCGGCATGTAGCCGCGGCACTGCTCGCCGGTATCCAGGAAGCGCTGAGCGCGGGTGATCTCACCGGTGGACTTGGCGGCCACCCGGCCGGCCCAGATGTGCTCGTACTGGGGGTGGTGCGCGCGCATGGCCTGGAAGCCCATGTCGGCCTTGCCCAGCGCTGGGATCATTTTCGGTACTTCCTCGCCGGCCTCGTTGGTAACCTTGACGGTCGGCGAGGGCTTCATCGGCAGCTCGATGTGCAATTTATCAATGACATAGCGCGCGAACTTCGCGTCGGAGCTCAAGGTCGACTCGGCGATGCCGGCGGCTTTGAGCAGAGCGTTGCGCTTGGCCACGCCTTCGTCCAGGCACTCCTGCACCAGCTCGCGGTTGAGGGTAAAGGCTGGCTTGCACATCATGCGGATGTGCAGATCGATCAGGCGCAGCTCGTCGTCCGGGTAGTGCGGCTCCATGCGCAGGAAGGCTTCGTAGGTCAGGCCCACGTCGCCCAAGTCCTTTGGCCCCTGGCCGATGCAGTATTTGATCATCGAGGCGATCAGCGCCGGGTTGGCATAGAGCTGCTCGGTAGTGATGTTGCGGAACTGCACCAGCTCCTTGCCCTTGCGCAAGTGCGCATCGTTCGGCCACAGGCGTTCGCAGAGCTTGTCCAGGCTGGCCGACTCGGTCGGGAACAGACCTTTGGACATCGCCATGGTGTCCAGGTACAGGTCCGGGTGCCAGTCGTAGAAGTGGTGCAGGATCATGCCATCGAACTGGGTGTTCTGGCACAGCAGCGCAATCGGGTCGTCACAGGCCTCCTCCTCGATGTAGTCCAGCGCTTCCTGGGTGTCGCGGAACCAGCGTCGCTCGCCACCCTCGACCTGCACACCGACGCCGTGGAGGGTGAACTCGTCGTGGGTGATGTACTGGAAGGTGTTGAGGGTGGTCAGGGTGCAGCCGGTGCCGTAGTAGCTCTCGAAGTCGAGCGTCACCAGCAGGTAGTCTTGTCCAAGAATTTTCATGTCAGTGCACCGTGGCCGTGGCCGGGCGGCCAGTGAGCAGCTGGCGCTTGGTGGTGACGATCTCCTGCTGTACCCGCTGCATCAGGGCGAGGATGCGGTCCAGCGCCTGGGGCGAGTCGGCCAGCGAGATCATAAAGGCGACGTGGTTGGCGGTGTGCGCGGCAATCAGCGACGGGTCATCGGGGCAGGCCTTGAACAGTACCTGGTCGAGAGCGTCGAGCTGGTCGATGACATCGGTGCGCGCCAGCACGGCGCGGGCGGCTTCCAACAGTTGGGTGATTTGCTTGTCCATGGGCGCTCTCCAAGAGAATCGGGGCCGAAGCCCCGATTAGGTTAAGACGCAATGCGTGTATTACTGAGCAGCAGCTCATTGGCCAGTTCATCGACCTTGGCGTACAGCTCGACATGTGTGCCGTTGTTGTCGATGACCTTGCGGGGGTAGCCAGACCAGTCGCAGGTCTCGCTGACGTGCTCATTGACCGTGGCGGCGCTGTCGCGGTAGATGTGCCAGAGCTCGCCACCGTTGCGCAGGATCATGTCGGCCTCGTTGGGGAAGCGCACGTCGGTGATGATCACGTCCTCGGCTTGGGCCTTGAAGTCCTGGACCCGCCGCTCAGCCAGCAGCACCCACAGCTCGGGGTGGACGCAGTTGCGCCCCCACTCGGTGCCCAGGGTCTGCATCAGCTGGCGGGGACTCTTGCCCAGCCAGGGGATGATTGCCTCGCGGTCGCCACTGTAGAAATCGACGTCTGGGAAGGCTTCACGCAGCATGTCCTTCATCGGTTCAGCGAAGGCGAAGGTGCGATAGTCCCGCATCAGAGACAGGTAGTTGGCCACGGTGTCCTTGCCGACCCGTGCCTTGCCGATCAGGCCGATCAATTTCATGCGGCTTGCTCCGTGGGCAAGCCAATCATGGCATTGAGGTCGGCGGTCGCCAGCGCAGGAAGCTGCGACTTGGCTTCTTCGATATTCTCTGGCAGCAGCTCCTTGGCTTCGGGCCAGGCCTTGAGCAGGGCCTTGACCGTGGTGACGGAGTTGAGGACTGCCCGGACTTGAGCGCGCAGGCCGGCGCGCTTGTCCTTGAGCGCCTCTTTGCGTGCCTCCAGGTCGTAGAAGCGCTGTACCAGTGGGTTGTCGGCGGTCACAGCTGCGCGGAAACGTGGGACGATGCGCTTTTCCTCGTCGCCATTGGCGTCGTACATCCATGGCATGAGATTCGCGCCAGCGAGGTTCACTTCGAAGTAGACATTGCGGCGCAGAAGCGTTGGCGCGCTGCCGAGTAAATGCTCTGGTATTGCAGCGGCGGCCTTGATAGCTTTTTTCTCCATGGCGATCAGCTCTACCTCCGGGACACCGAGCAAGTGAACGCGCAGATCCTCGACCCAGGCTTGGTAATCGGCATTGCGCGCGGCTTCGGCGGCGACGATCCCGGCCTTCGCCAGGGCATTAGTGACGATGGCGCCACGCAGGTTGGCATTCAGTCGGGTGCTCATGCTGCACCTCCGTTGATGATTTCCTCGGCAATGGCGTCGGCGGTGCGCAGTTGCTGCGCGACGGCCTCGAGCTGGCGTAGCGATTCAATGACGATGTTCGCCTGGAACTGGGCATCGTCGAGGGCGTTGTGGTGGGTGCCGACGCGCGGGACCTCGATGACCATGCCGAAGCGTTTGGTGATGTCGTACAGGGTGCGCATGTCACGTACGTTGCGGAAATTCCACGGTACGAAGTCGCTGATTTCCTTGCAGGCGTGGTTCAGGATGCCGATGTCGAAATCCGAGCCGTTGCCCCAGACGAACACTTCGTGGGTCTCGCCGAGTTGGCCGATCCAGAGGGTCAGGTGGTTCAGCGTTTCGAGCAGGGACTGTGCTTGGTCGCTGTGGGCGAAGTCGTAGGTCTTGCGAGCGGCTTCGCTCTGGGTCGACCACCACTTAAGGGTGGAGGCGTCCTGCTTGCGGGCGGGCTGGGAGGCCACGCTGCATTCGCGATAGAACTGGAGAGTCTGGCCAGTGGTTTCGCAGACGGCGACGGCGCCGATCGACAGGATCACCGCGGCGGGCGAGGTGGACAGGGTTTCCAGGTCGATGGCGATGTGGACGTTGGGCTTACTCATCGTTGAGTTCCTTGCTGCATACGAAGTGGTTTAGTAGGTCGAGCGGGCTGCGTGAGTCGCAGACCATGGCGCAGATGGGGCGGGCGCGGCTGTCGGCGCGTTTGGCCATGTTGCGGGCGGTTCTGCGCACGGCGGTGCCGGTCCCGTGAATCCTGGCGGCCAGGAGCAGGCCGATGGAAACGTCGACGGGGTCGTATTTACGCGCTTTCGCCATTAGGGATCAGCTCCGAGCGCAGGATCTTCAAGTCCCGCGGTGCGGTGATACCGACCTTGATGAACTTGGGACGCTGGGGATCTCGGCGAACATCAATGATGATGTCGTTGCCGATGTGGATGGTTTCGCCATCCTGGCGGGATACTACGAGGCGCGAGAGAGACATCTGGACATCCTTTATGGGCTTGTGTGCTGGTGCGTATGTGGGTTGCTTACTTGTGCCGCAGCAGGCGCCAAGGCGCCGGCCGCGGGAGACTCAGTGACTGGTGATGGAAAAATCGCCGAAGTACGCAGGTTGCTGGTCGCGGAATAGCGGCACGGTCACCAGGTCATCGGTGTAGGGGATGGTGATGGTGTCGTCGTGGACCGCGAGTCCGGTGCGCTTGGCGAGCTCCAGACTGGTCGCGCAGGCGCCTTGCAGGAGCATCAGGTCCGGGTCATGAGCCACGCTCAGGCAGTCGAAGGACGGGCCGACAAAACCCCAGTCGAACATCTGCTCGTCAGGGTCGCTGCGACCGTGGAACAGGTGAACTTGGAGCTTGTCACCGCGGGCAGAGAAGCTGCCGGGGTGGTCGATCGGCCCTTGGTCGGCGTCGACGATCAGGGTCGATCGGTAGGTACTGTGCAGTGTTTGCCCAGGCTGTAGGGGGTAGTGTTTCACAGGTTCTTTCATGTCGTGATCCCTCGAATGGCTCGCATAATACACGCAATGCGTTTATTTGGAAGTGTTATTTATCGGCTTGGATCAGTGACACCGCCACAGGTAGCGTGGCGGAAAAGGTCACTCGTCCCTGATGATCCGCTCTAGAAGATCTTGCGTGAGTCGCACTCGGCTTTCCTGGATGCGTACCGGGATTTCTGCGAGCAACGGCGCGCGAAGCTGGTCGGACAGAATCTTTACATCTATTTTTTCAAGACCTTGGGGCGGCCGAACGAGGTACACCGTGTGGGTTTCAATCGTCTCGCCGCTTTGTATTTTACCAATCCGGAAGACTACCTCCTTTTTGTCGCCTTTACTTGCAATAAGTATATTGCCAGATGTGCGGTCAAAGTTTATATGCCCTGACGATATCGATGTTAAATCTTTTTGTTTTTTTGGTTTGGGAAGTAAATCGCTCCGAGATATAATGTTAAATCCATTTGACGCAGGCATGCTCAGATAAATTCTTACATCGTCGGAAAAAGTTGTTCCACTATTTCTAATGCGAATTTTGAATCCAAAAAGTCCATTGCGTTGCTGTACTTGCAGCGCTTTTTCTCTGTAAAAATCCGCATTGTCATAAAAGAGGCTGACTCCACCAAATGAAAAGGGCTGTCCCTTATTTGGGTCGTAGCTTACATATTTTGGAAATTCTGCTAGGTTGGCGATCACTAGATTTTCATAGGTGAATTCTACGGCGTCAATGATTTCACCACGATTATTCAAGACCTCAAGCTCAAGGATAGGCGCGAAGGACTGCGCGGCGGCAACCCTTTCTGCTCCCATTTTTGCTATCTCATCCGGCTTGGCAATATCTGTAGCTGAGCCGCGACGTACATAAACATTATTCGCCAGTACTTTTCCAAACTGCTGCTTTGGGAAAATAGGGCGGTCTTGAACTGGGATTGTGTAGAGACCTAATTTCACACCTTTGTATTGCACAGATCTATATGAAAAATCTACTGGAGTGTTTGTTTTGCCGTTAATGAACTGTTGTAGCCTAGAGTCATCTAAATCTTTATCGAGCCCTACAACCTCTTGCGAATTACTTATTCCTATCAAAATATAAGCAGGCTCTGTTCTCCAAGCGTTAGCAAACGCCAAAATATCTTTTAGCAGCTCTCCTTTCTCATCTTGGGTAGCGCCGTCGTGCGGGTACTGTTGCAACTTGTAATCTAGGGTGGTTCCCTCGCCTTTATAAAGAAGCGTCTCAATTAGTGATTCGTCGTCCATTTCGATGCTCGTACCGGTTCCTAAGTTGATAGCTGGTGGCGTGGAAAAAAAAATTTCCTAGACACCAGCTTATCAATTACTCATCTGCGGCGCTATGCACTAGCTGCGCGACTTCACCTGGCACCAACGCAGGCATCCAGGTGTCGGCCGGCCCGTTGTAGTCGATGACGTTGATGTGCAGGCGGCCCACGTATGGAAGCCATAGCGCGTAGGTCTTGGCGCCGCCGATCACCCAGATATCGCGGTCGCCGATGCTACAGACTGCGTCCAGCGGATTGCCGGTGCAGACCACCAGCTCCCGGCCGGGGAGCGGGGGCAGGGTGGCGGCGGTGCGGTGGCCCACGACACAGACCTGGCCCATGGTCATCTCGCGGAACCAGCGCAGGTCGTTTGGATCGTGCCAGGGCAACTTACCGTCGAGGCCCAGCTGGCCGCGTTTGCCGATGGCGGCAATCAGATGGATCATGGCTTGCGCTCCAGGGCGGCGCGGGCAAGCAAGCGCTCTACAAACAACTCGAACTCCTCCTGCGTGAAGCTATAGCCGTCCCCGTCTTCTGCCGGATGTCCTTCTTCAAAGGCCATCTGGTTGATTTCGTCAGGGTTTAGCTCCTCGAACTCGCCAGGCGCGCTCGGCTCTGCGCTGGCGGATAGAGCATCGTCAATCGCATGCCACAATGCTTTGTCCTCATCAGTAGCGCGTGACTCGTCCCATGCATCTAGGAATCGCTGCAGCAGCGCATGCGCCTCGGCCAGCTTACCTTCGAGTTCATCGCGTACAGCACTGAGCGTATTACCTGCTTCATCGGGCGAGCCTAAATGCCCAAATACGCTTTGCCACTGGGCAAGCTGGGCGCGCTGCTTCTCGAGCAGCTCGCCCATGTCATGGTTCTGCTCGCTCAGGACCTTAATCATGTTGTCAGCCTTGACCAGCTCCTTCTCGAGCCTGGATGACTCATTGGCAAGGCGTTCGATCTTCTTGGCAGCGTTGTCGCGGTAAAGCGTCATTTGTTCCAGCTCAGCGCGCAGGCGCTCGGCTTCCTGGGCCTGGCCCACCAGGTAATCCAGCAGGTCCAGGGAGATCAGCTTGGTGCCGCGCAGGCCGACACGGGCGACGGTCTGGCAGCCGCCTGGGAACTCTGGCGTGGCGCCGAGGAACCCGCTGACCAGCTCAAGGGAGTCGTCAGTGCCGTATCGGACACGCTCGTCCAGGGTCATCTGAGTTGGTTGTGGTGCTTTGCGGGTCATTTACTTGATGTCCTCATGTACTGTTCGTTGTGGTACTCGCGGTAGGCACGGGTACGGCGGTCCTTGGTGGCACCCAGGATGCGTTCCCACAGTTGCGGGAAATGTCGCTGGACACGGCGTCGCAGGGCATTGGAGTCGTAGCCCACCTCGGCGGCGGCCTGCTCGTCCCGGGCCCCAGCCAGACGCAGCCGGGCATACTGCTCGGCTGTCTCCTGGGAGATGTACACCCGGGCGGGGGCTTTAGACCTGGGGTACTTGGCCAGGCCCTGGCGAGTGCGGAACGTCACCTCGATGCCGCGTGCCTGCATGGCGTAGCGGAACGGCTGCCACTTGGCGTAGCCGACGTAGCGCGCCGCCTCGCTGATCAGGTGGGTCTTGGACAGGCGCAGGCAGGCGGCCTTGAACGTCTCGCCGGTGTCGCGGAAATACTGCTCCGGAATACTGACCTTGTGCGGGAACAAGTCCACACCGTGACGCACGATCATCCGGTGGAACACCGTCGGGTTGATGCCAAGGGCGCGCGCCGTGCTGGCCTTGGTCAGGCCCTGCTCGGCAAAGTCACGCACCAGGTCCCAAAAGGGCCGTTGCCACCGCGCCTCGATGCGCTGCTGATGGGTCAGGCGCGCCATGCTCAGTAGCCCAGGTTCTGCTCGAGCTCGTAGGCATCGAAGCCCAGCTCCTGGAGCAGCTTGGCAATCTCGTCAGGATTGCTCTTGACGATGTCGACCATGTCCGCCAGCTCGCGCGCCTCGGCGCTGATCTCGTCGCAGGCGTTGTCCAGCCAGCGCGAGTTCGGGCGCAGGGCGTTGTAGCCGCCACCGGTGCGGTAGCTGTCCCACAGGCTCCACTGGTCCTCGACCACGGTCTTGTCGCGCTCGGTCGGCAGGGCCTCCCAGTCAATGGCGACCATGCGCTGGACCAGGCGGGTGACAAAGGTCAGGTCCTGTGTCTCGTGGGTGGTGTGCTGGTCGTAGTAGCCGACGGCGAGGTTGGTGCACTCGCTGATCAGCGAGGTGTAGTTCTTGGTGTCGGTGAACGATCCGGTGTCATCGCCGCGAAACTGGAACCCGGTGCCCAGGTTCAGCTGCTCGGCGAAGGCCTCGGCGAAGGCGTCCGAGCAGCAGCGCTCGCCGCCCTGGTGGGTGATGATGTCGCGGGTGCCCTTGCGGTCGAAGGCGATGGCACGGTTGTACTTATCCAGCACCTCGGCGTGCTGCGCGGCGATGTGGCTGGAGCCGTTGCCGCCGATCTCCTCCTCGCGGTGGAAGATGTACAGCCCGGGCACCTTGGCCTCGATCAGGTTGAGCATGATCCAGATGCCGGTGCCATCGTCCGCGCCGAGTACGCCCCCACCTTTGACGCTGAGCATGCCGCCTGCCGCGGCCAGGGTGTAGGTGCCGGTGGCCTTGGCCTTGTGCACCGTGTCGGTGTGCGCGCTGAACAGGGTGGTTGGGGCGCTGCCGTCGGCCTGCAGGATCTCCAGCCAGAAGTTGCCGAACTTGTCCTGGAGCACGCCCGGCAGGGTCTTGATGTACTTCTCGATGACGTACAGCTCGCCTTCGCTGTCGGCGAAGCGCGGGCGGCGCAGGATGTCCAGCAGGATTTCAGTGGACACGGGTGTCTTGGCCAGGTCCTTGGCGAAGGCGGTCTGGATCGGGCGCTCGTAGACGAAGGGCTTGGTGGGCTTGATGGAGGTCACGTTTTGCTTGCTCATGGTCGGCGTTCCTGCGAAAAGGGTGAGGGTGAAGCGGCTCAGGCCGCTTCTTCCTGGGCAATCAGGGTGTAGACGGGCAGCATCGGGTACTGGCTGTCGGTCTTGTGTGGGGTCAATTCGTGCAGGTCATCGTCGATGTCGCTGCGCTCGACCAGCTCGGGCTCATCGTCCTCGTCCAGGCAGATAGCCCAGTCCTCGATCGGGCAGGCTTCGCCTTCGTCCTCGTTGTAGAACAGGTCGTGGTCGCCGAGATCGACGATGAGGATGTAGTCGCCATCGGAGTGGGAGACGCAGTCATCGCGCAGGGCCAGCGTGTACGAGTCGTAGAAGCTGTCGTTCAGCAGCACCAGATCGTGTTCGCCCATCTGGTACTCAGCGCTGCGGCGGCCGTTGAAGTAGATGCGCTCGTGTTCGCGCAGCGGGCCGCGGGTGACGTAGTCCAGGTTGTAGAGGTCGCTGTTGTCTTCGTGTACCCAGGCGGACTCCTCACTGGCGGTGCAGTACGCCCGCACGTAGTCGTCGATGCAGCTCACGCAGACCGGGTCGCCGTCGTAATCGTGATGGCGATCATCGTCCTCGTCATAGTCGTCGCCGCAGCACACACATTCCCAGTAGTTGCCGCGGGCCGTGTCGTAGCTGCTCAGGCAGCCGGTCTCGTGGTTGGCGGTATAGCCGCCGCCGACGATCAGGTGATCGTCCTCGATCTCGACGCCCAGGTTGTGCACGTCGATGTACGGGCAGATGATCGCGCGGGGGTAGGCAGTGGGCGAGATACGCAGCAGTTTCTGGTCAGACAAGGCGTGGTCGTGCCGGTGGTAGCCCAGGTCTTCCAGGTACTGCTCCATACGCTGCTGGGCCCGTGCCACGGACTCCTTGGCGTAGACTCGCGGGTACTGCATGCGCTTCTTGTTGACAATGGTGCGGGCGATGATGTTGCCGCCCAGTTCGCACCAGACCAGCTCCAGGTCGTTGTCCGGGTGCGCGTAGACTTCGCACGGGTGGACGAACGCCCCGTCGACTTTCAGGCGGCTGAACTCCTTGCCCGAGTCGTCATAGGACATGCAACTGCTCGGCCCGTCGATGTACACGCGCTTGTAGTCCTCGCGTTCGCGGCTGTGCTTGAACTGATGGTCCAGATGCGCGGTGACCACGGCGGCGAGCTGCTTGACCGTCTCGTCATTGGTCTCGAGACGCGCGAACTGGCGGATGAAGCGCCCGGCGCGCATCACCGCTTGGCGGTCCATGACCCCGGCGGTGGCGCTCTGGGTGTAAGCGATCTGTCCGGTGTTGCCGGGCTTGACCGGCAGGTGCGGGTACAGGTGCTTGATCTTCTCGGGATCAAGGGCGCTCAGCACGGCGTCAGGCAGCGGATCGTAGGCTTGGTAAGCGAAACGCGCCTGCTCGCGCAGGTGCCACAGCGGCGTATCGATCGTCCCGGCGCGATCGGCGATGTGTGAGTACCCTTCGATTGGGTAGCAGCAGAGGTTGGTCGCCCTGATCATCAGCTCGGGGATGACCCCCTCGGCGAGCGCCGCTTCGGGGGCGCAATTGGCGTAGAAATACTGGCCCTCGAAGTTCCGCACCTGGGCGGCGAGCATCCCGTGCTCCAAGCGCACGGCTGCGTTGACGGCGTAGCTGCACTTGCGCGCGGTCGGGGTGAGTAGTGTCAGAAGGTCACGCAGGCCCTGCTCGTGGTTGAGGGCGAAGTAGGGCAGGTTGAGGGTGAGGGCTTGGCCGTCGGTGCTGTAGCGGTAGCCGTACTCGTCGACCCGGTGCGACCCGACGTCGGTACCGTCGGCACTGCGAAGGCAGAGCGGCGAGTAGCCATCATCGGCAAAGCGGTACAGCGTGGCAGTGACCAAGCGGAAGGGATGGGTAGTGCTGCTGCCCAGTTCATGACTCAGGTCGAGGAAGTCGAACGGCCCAATTTCCTTGGCCCAGGCGATAGCTTTGTGGGTGAAGGCAATGCTGCGGTTGACGAGGTCGCGGAACGTCGTTTCGGTTACTTGGTGCATTTCAATCGTCTCCTTGAATGGCGGCGCTAAACGCATTGCGTTTAACGCCGGGCAAAGTCCGAGTGTCAGGCGGCACGGGTCAGGCGGTTACCGACCACCGCATTGCGGGCCTGGGTGTACAGCTCGTCACCGCTTAGGGTGGGCTCAGTGCCTTGCGCCTCGAACGCGGCGAGGATCGCGCGTTGCTCGACGAGGGTCGCGGCGGTACGGTCCAGCGACAACTTCACCGCGTCGCTTGGCTGAGGAAACGCGGCATGGACGTTGTCGAGGAAGGCCTCGACGCGGTCGAAGTCCACGCGCTCCGGGTCGAAGGAGTAGGGCGTGAACAGGTTGGCCAGGCGGTACTGCGCCTCGGCAACCTTGATGGCGGCAGCGTTGACGATGGCCTGGAGCGGGTTTACTTGAGGCTTGGACATGGCGGTGTTCCTTTCAGTGGAGTTCAGCGGTTGTGAGTGGCGTTACTGGTTGAACGACTTGAGTTCTTCGAGCAGTGCCGCGGCCTCCGGGTCGGTCTTGGCGAGCAGCTCGTAGAAGGCAGCGTCCTCGTACTGCTTCTTCTTGACCGCGAGCTTGGCCTTGACCCGCTGCATGTGCTCGATGCGCGCCTGGACGTGGTTGGAGAACTCCTCGTTGAAGGTGCCGAGGATCGCCTTGGTCGCCCGGCAGGTGTCGATCACCTCGTCCTGCGTGATCTTGCCGATGCTGAACGGCATGCCGCGCACCTGCTGGATGTTGGATGGCACTACGGCGAAGTCGCCGGTCTTGGCATCGGCGGGTGCCCAGTAGGCGTAGGTTTTGTCGGGGTCTTGGAACTGGACCAGGACGACTTTCATCGGGCGTTTGTCGAGGGCCAGCTGGGTGTTTTCGGTGCTCATGGCGCATTCCTTGGGATTATTATTTGCATTGCGTGTTATTGGAGGTACTACTTGCACTCCAGGATGTATTCGCCTGGGACCATGGCGTGCAGCATTGGCACCTGGTCCTGGCATTGTTCGAGGGTTGCCCACTGGCTCAGGGGCATCTTCTTGCAGCCGTCTTCGGGCGTGCAGAAGTGGATAAACAGGGTGATCAGCACGGTGGTCATTGCACCAGCTCCTGGGGCACTTGCACCGTGTCGCCCAGCTTGCTGGCGACGATGGCGCGGCAGGCGGCGATGAGCGCGATGGGTCCCTTGAATCGCTGCTGGCGCGGTTTTACTTCGTAGGACTGTGTGCCGTAGCGAACGCCGTCGCGATAGGTGAACTCGACCCAGGGGGCACGTTCGCCGTTGCCCAAGTCTGCCGAGGTCATGGCGTACCAGACGCCTTTGCTCTGGCGCAGGGCGATGCCGTACTTGTCGATCAGCGGACCTCCCTGGTCCCAGGCCAGCGATGGCATCCACGCGTGTTCAAGGTCTCCGCCAAGGACCTGGGCAGCCACGGCGTAGTGGTCCCCGATTGGGCAGAGGTAGATGCGGGTTGTGCGGCCTTCGACCTGCGCCACTGCCCAATCCAACGCTGAGCCTTGGAGCTCGGTGGTTCTCACTGTGACGGGGGTCATGCCGGCTCCTTGCTGATCATGGTGCGGATGAACAGGCCTTCCTTGCGCAGTTTCTGGCGCAGGTGAACCTCGGCATCGAGCTGGTTCAGGCCCTTCACGACGCGGATCATGCGCACTGGCGCCTCGGTGCCGCTGCTGGTCTTGGCCGCGGTGAACGTGAAGCTGAAATAGCGCGAGGCGAAGCCCACGGTGCGGGTACCCCGATGCAACGGCCGTGTCGGGTTCATCGACATGCTCGGCTCGAGACGGTCGAGAACCTGCTGGTGTTGCAGGGCGGTGATCTGCTGACCGATGACCTCGGCCTCGTTACGGATCTTGCGCAGTTGCTGAGAGATGTTCATGAGTTCATTCCTTGGTGGTGTTCAGCCCACGGCCTGGGCTCCTAATCGGTATAGGCGATGTACTTGAAGCGTCCGTGATCCGCGTCGAACATCGCGAAGCGGCCGCCGAATGTTCCTCGAACCTTGTCCTCGACTTCCTTGGCGGTAGTGCCAATTGGGAAGACGCCTTCCTTGATCATCGAACTGCTGCTGTGCAGCTTCGCCACCCAGTCGATCTTGGTGGGGTCAAGCACTCGCGGCTTGGTCTGAATGTATGGGAGAGGGTCGCCAAAGCTGATGGACTCAATCTCACGAACACAGAGAGGGTCATCTGCCGCGCGCCACCCGCAATCAGGGCAGCGCATGTCAGCGCTCTCGTGATGCCAGCAGGGTGCAGCAATGTGGCAACTGCAATCCTCTACTGGCTCGATCTCGATGGAGCCTTCGCAGCCATCGCGGGCGCAGGTCTCGCCTTCGCAATATCCAAGTTCCGTCGTCATTTCAGGCGTCCTCTGGCGTGGGCCGCGAGGCCTTGCGTACCTCGGGGATCAGCGGCACGGCCTTGATACGTTCGACCGCGCTGCCGCCGGCGTACTTACGCTGGAAAATGCGACAGGTGTGGAAGCACCCGTTGGGGTCCTTGCCGTGATGGATCGGCTCACCGGTCTTGGTGAAGTAGCGCGCGTCGTGCGGGCAGTTGTGCCCCTCGGGCTGCGGATAGACGCCGTCGCGCATCGCTTCGATCTTGTCGTCGCACAGGCCCAGGGTGCATTCGGTGTTCTTGCTGCCGCGGGTGATATCGTCGTAGGCGTGCAGGTGCACACCCGCCGCGGCGCGGCGCTTGAGCTCACGCAGCGTGACGTTGTGGCTGGCGTCGCTCTGGTACAGGGGCATGGTGCGGATGTCACGGGTCATACACGCACCAGCCGGGTGACGGCGGCGATGCGACCACCTTCCTTCACTGCGCTGTCGTTCGGCCCGGTGCCTGGGCTGAGCACATCAGGACGGTGCATCCCGAGCTGCTTGATTGCGTGCTGCACGAGGCTCGAGACAATGTACGTGACGCCCGGCTTTGGCTCGGGCAGCCCGTCGATCTCGGTGTATTCGGTGGTGAACACCGGGACATCCGCCACGCTGTCGAGTGGCACCTGACGGCTGCGCACACGGGCGATGTCACCGGACTGGGGAATGCGTTGGGTGCCGGCGACGCACAGGATCACCAGCGGATGGGGCGTGAGATTTTTCAGGATCTGAGTTTGCATCGTGGGTCATTCCTTGAATGAAGCGCGGCGAATGTATACGCATTGCGTGTTAATAGCAATGCGATTTTAGTTAGGTAGCGGTGGTGTAGTGATCGATGGCGAGGTCGACGTACATCATCCAGGCGCAGCGCACCGCGTCTTCCAAGTAGCGGTTGTCCTCGGCCAGGCTGAGATCTACGTCGTGGTCGACGTCGCTGAGCAGCCGTGCAGCGCGCTCCTCGAAGCGCTTGTTGATGGCCGCGATTGGCATGCCCAATGGCACCGGTACATGGGTCCAGATCGCGGGCGCTATGCCCTCAGGGCCACACTCGAATTCGATGCTCGATTCCATGCCAGGGCTGTGCACTTTGTGCTCGACCACGGTGGAGATGTGATGCGTCGGGTGCATATCTGCGTAGCGCTTGACCCATTCGATCCGGGCTTCCACGTCGCTGGACTCGGACCAGACGGTGTAGAAGCGGGCTACCGGGGTGGTGATGCGGATGTATCGCATGCTGTTTTCCTTGTTGGGTGACCCCTAATAAAGGTCAGATGATAATTGTTCCTGACAACTGTCCCGATCTTTGGGTCGAAAAAGGGGGTTGTCCCGATCTTAAATCGGTTTTTTTGAAGATCGGGACAGCTGGAGGCCACGTAGTTCGTGGCTTGTAGCGGTTTTGTCCCTCTGTCCCTTTCTTTTTAGTCAGTTTGGCTGCTAAACAATCGACTAACCCCTAACCATCACCACATGACATAGGCTGCTACCGCCTACCGAGCCCGTGGCTTAGTGAGCGAAAAGCGTTAGTGGTTAGTGGATTGTTTTGCTACCAACCCAAACCGGGGTAAAAGAACGGGACAACGGGACAGCAGCCCATAACCGTTAGTGGTTAGTGGATTGTTTCGCTGCCAACCCAAAACGATGGTGAAGATCGGGACAACGGGACAAACGCCCCAAGAACACTGGCGAATGGCCCATTTCAAGATCGGGACAGCCTGGAGCAAAGGGCGGGGTTTCCCCGCCGAAGGCGCCCGACGCCCGTCTCCCAGCAAGCGTCACTCGTCCTCCGGCCCGTCGAACTCGATAATCCCATCCTCGACATAGAACCCGGGATTCTTGACGATCAGCGCAGGCAACGCGGCCTGTGACCCTCGCCCCGTGCCGCTGTTCATGTTCTTCGAGCCGAGCGGCCGGCCACCCTTGCTACGCCCCGCCTGAATCAGGTTATTCAGCGCCTGCAGGTCGACCTTGGTCCCGTCAGGATCGACCGTCGCCAGGTGCCCGGGCAACTCGTCCCAGGACCTGCGTACCCGGTTCCAGACTCCGGGCGGGATGCCTGCCTGCTTTGCCGCGTCGACCACTGCAACACCCAAGGTGGTGCGCAGGTGTCGCGTGACCTGGGCCAAGTGCTCCCATTTCAACTCGTTGTAACGCATGCTCTGCCTCCTAAATCGCAATGCGTGTAATACAGGACGCAAGGCCCTGTGTCCAGCAGCGGTCAGCTGTCGAGGTACAGCACCTTGTTGTTGACCATCCACTCCTCGAACCAGTGAGTCGGGGACTCCGGCCCGGCACAATCGATCACACCCACGGTGCCGTAGACTGTCAGCGTGATCGTGCGCCAGTCCGGCAGGCACACGATGGCAAAGGTCACGACCTCATCGACAAGAGTATCCCCCTCGCCCCAGTGCTCGAATTCTTCCTCATAGAAGTCCAGGTGACAAAGGGCCCGCAACGCCTGCAACTCGACCTGAATCTGACGACCCATGGTGCTTACTCCTGCTTACTTGGTGGATGGTGCTTTGCATAGTGCCTTTGTCGCTCGACGTGTGTCGATTGACCCGTGACCCGTGACACTCCCCAGCGTGGATTCACTGGTCAACGGTCTTCACACTCAAGACAGTTCACAACTGATTCCACTCACTCACAATCCGTACAGTCTCCAGCACATGACCTCCCAAAACACACAACACGACGCAGACGCATGGCGCGACACAGACGCAGAGGTTGGCGCGGACGCAGCTTTCGTTAGGGGTTAGTCGGCAGAGTTATCCGCACTCAGGCAGCGGCAGCGCTACGGACCCAGCAGACTGGGCCAGCGCCCCCGAGCCGCTTGTTGAAGAAAGCCAGGTCCTTGGTGTCCAGGCGCCCCTTGCCATCGCAACGGAAGCACTTGTCGTTGCGGGTCGGGTCGGTGTGGAAGCGGTAACGCCCGGTACCCGAGCAGTGGGGGCAGGCAGCACCCGCCGTGTGTTGCTCGGCCTTGGACTCGGCCCAGCGCCCGATCGTGGCGGCAGCGGTCTCGAGACCCAGGGCAATCTTCATGGCCAGGGTGGTGACCAGCCCGCCCATGTACACACGCAGGCGCGGCTTGGGCGGTGCCGGCTCGGCCGGCGCAGGTGGAAGGTCATCACACAGGGTGTCCAGGTCATCCAGCAGATCATCAAAGTCCATCGTATTTCTCCAGGTGCGAGGGCGGCGGGTGCCGCCCTCTGTGGGTGGGTTAGAACAGGTCAGCGAACGAGACGGCTTGCGGCTCAGGTTCAGGCTCGACTTCTGCCTCCTCGGCGTGGCCGAGCAGGTGTGTGTAGTCGATGCCCAGTTTGTCGAGCAGCGCCAGCTGCTGCTCGAAGGTCAGCTCGTCGACCACTTGCAGGGCAGAGTCCATGATCGGGTCGGCCTCGGCGCAGAGCAGAGCGTCCATTTCCCATTGCGGGATGCTGTCGAATGCGACCTCCATTACACAGCCTCCTTTTCACGGATAGCGGCCATTTCAGCGGACAGTGCAGCACCAGCGAGGGCGTGCTTGGCAGCGAGTGCGGCGCGTGCGTCCTTGTCGGCCGCCCAGGCCTCGGCGCGCGCTGCGGTGGCCGCGTATGCGGCTTCCTTGGCGGCTTCCTTGGCCAGCTCAGCCGCTTCCAGTGCCGCCAGCTCCTTGCGCTTCTTCTGGAACGCCACGGCCCAGCGCAGGGCATCGGTGAACGCGGCGCCTTCTGCCTCGAAGCCCTTGACGTAGGTGCGACGGTTGACCGCATCCATGCCCATGGCCACGTCCAGCACGCTCATGGCGTGCATGTGCAGGGCGTCGGTGTTGCGCGCTTCCTCCCGGACCTTGCGGCGAGATTCCAGGCGAGTGGCCAAGGCCTCTTTCAGCTGATCGAAGTCGGTGAACTCGACGTCACCTTCCTTGATGGACAGCTCACCCTCGAACACCGCGTGCATGGCGCGTGCGTTGTCCTCCAGCTCGGCGGCGTAGTCGAGGAACGACTGGCGTGCGTCACCCACAGCATCGCGCACGTCATCACCGTCGATGTTCAGGCCGTCTGGCATCTGCACTACCTTGTCCTGGGCATGGCGCAGCAGGATGGACTCGCCACCTGCGTACTCCTCTTGGCCCCAGTTGGCATCCTTGCGGGTCTCGACCTTGAGCTCGCGCACATCGTCGCGGGTGCGGGCTTCGCGTGGGTAGAGCAGGCCCATCGCCTTCTGCTTGCCCTCGATGATGAAGGCCGATTCGTATGGGAACTCAGCGAAGCTGCGCGCGAACCAGGCGGCGCTGATGCCTTCGATGATGAGATCCTTGACCCCACGCATGACCTTGCCGGGCTTGACGGCGACACCGGCGCGCGAGTCGATCACCGCCTGGTACGCTTCCACCGACCAGGTGGCACCGGAGCCGGTGGCGAAGGGCACAACTTCCTTGGCGTACTGGGCCAGGCGAAGGATCGAGGTCTTCTTGGCCAGCAGCAGCGTTGGGCTGGCGAGTTCCGCGGCGGCTGCCGAGGTGTCTTTGTGCACCAGGCCGCGACCCCAGTTGACCAGCATCTTGCGGTGCTCAGGGTTTTCGATCAGGCGCTGAACGAACTCGGCCTGGGTGTGTGCACCGACCGTGACCTGATCGCCGCGCACCTCATCACTCTTGAACGAGTGAACCGCAACAGCGGCTGGATCGAGCAGGTATTTGCTGAGGTTGAACCGCGTGCGCACCATGTTCACGACCTTGACGTCGTTGTCGCGGGCCTTTTCCAGCAGCGCCCAGTGCTTGTCGAGGATCGCCTGACGCTCGGCCTTGGGCGCGATCGAGGCCTTGAACATCATGGTGGCCACATCCGCGCCGCGGGCGCTGCCTCCTTTCCAGAGGACGTCCTTTGTCATGGCGAACACGGCGGCGATGCGGTCATCGATCGCGAGGGCCTGGATCTCAGCGATCATGCGGTTGGCGCGGGTTGCTGGCAGCAGCTGGAATTTGGTAACTTTCATGGTGTTGATCCTTCTTTACTTAGTCGTTTGGTTGGTGATGCGAGTGGCCTGCTGACGGGTGCAACCGTCAGTGGGCTTTTTATTGCCTTCGATTCGGGTGAATACGAAGGCGATCAGGGCCAGGATGCACAGCACCTGGAACAACAGGGCTTCTAGGCTCATGGGATGTCCTTACTTGCTGAGGGTTTTGAGGAGTTGGATGCACTGCTCATGGCCCACCAGCGTCTCGAGGCGACCCAGGTTGCGGTACGTGTCGCGTTCGAGAACGGTGATCCAGCTGTCGCTGCCTCGATTGGACTTCTCCCTGGCGACAGCGGTGTAGAGGTAGTCGATATGCGCGAGCGTGCGTTGCACACGCTCCTCATGTTCAGTTGCCTTGCGTGCTGCATCTGTTGCCTCACTGCGCTTGATCACCACCATCACCATGCAGGCAGGGAAGACAGCCAGTGCGAACGCACAGGTGATGGGGAAGATAATGGGCAGCAGGTGAGTGGCGTTGTAGGCAGCGATGAAGGCGAGGATGGTGTCGATCATGGTGTGTCTCCTAAGCCCCCCCGGTGGGGGTTAAAACAAGGTTCCTTGGGTTTGAAACGAGAAGCGGCTGGAACTGGAAGCCGATTCCCTTTGGGAGTCCCTGAACTGCGAACCCCCATACCCCCCTGGCACCCTCGACCATGGTCACTTGCCATTCGGCAATTGCCCCACTACCTTTCACGCATGGCAAAGCGCCACTCGTTGAAAGGCGAATGGTGAAAAATTTCTATAAATTCAGGGAGTGGGCCGGTATGGTGATGCAGTGCGGGGCGATAGGGTGTTACTTTTCTACTGCCGACCCATCCGGCCTATGCAGTCGCTGCCTAAGTGACGAGAGCGCTGATGCGAGAATCGCACGTGAGAAGTATCAACAGCGGTTCAGCATTAAATTCCCGGCGAGTAGTAATGTGATGCCTCCCGACCCTGAAGCCGAAGCAGCTCGTGCTGAAGCAGCCTGTCGATATTCACGTCGTTTTGCTCGAAGTAGGACTGGTTACGGATCGTTATCACCTGTCAGCTTCGACCATTATTCCCGCGAGTCACCTGCAGTAACGATAACCAGCGAGTCGATCTTTTGTCGTCAGTGCGACGGTGATGGCGGGGCCACTGGTAATTGCCCGCGCTGCGGTGGCGATGGATTCGAACCGAATAGGTGACCCTCGCCAATCGACGCAAACGCAAAACCCCATTTTTTATCTATAGAAATTTCCATAGGAAGTCGCATGAAAGGAATCGCGCTATTCGGGCTGCTGATCCTGGTTCCCCTGGCCCATGCCGGTACTCCATTCGCCGGGCGCGACTTGACCCCAGACGCAGCGTTTCTCGACCCCCAATCGGGATCAGTTGGCACCCGCGTCCAGCTGGTGATGCCTCCGTCCCAGCCCGCCGAGGTGTTTGCCGGGCGCTCCCTGACCCCGCCAGCAGCGTACATCGCCCCCTCGACCCACTCCGTCGGCGTACGAGTGGCCCCAGCGGTGCAAGCCGCGCCGCAGGCCGAGAGCGCGGGCGGACGCCCCGGCTGGGATGCGGGGTCGTTTGGCTACGGCGACGAGTGATCCAGGCCCTGCAGGGCCTTCTTTTTGCCCATCATTAATCGCATTGCGTATAATTGCTGCATCCTCCTATCGGAACAGCCATGAATACGCCCCTGATGGACCTCGATGCCCAGGTTGCATCGATTGACGCGGACGAGCGCACGGGGGCGCTTGACCTACCTCGCATCACCAGCCAGCAAAAGGTGTTCGTCGCCGGGCTGGTCGGCGGCCTCTCGACCCGTGCGGCGGGCGAGCAGGCGGGATGCGGATACAACACCGCCTTGAAGTGGGCTCGCGACGAGGTAATCCGGGCCTACCGCGACAAGTACGAGGCCGAATTCGAACAGCACACCATGAAACGGGTGAAGTTCGGGGTTGAGGACGCCCATGCCATGTACATGCAGGCGTACCACATGTCGGCCACTTCGGCGGAAATGACCAAGGCCACCGACTCGCTGGTGAAATTGCACCGCCTGGGCGAGGCGCCCGCTAAGGAAGTGCCGCAGTCGGTCACCGCGCGCCAGTTGGCGGACCTGCCGGTGGCGGAATTGCTGCGCCTGGCGGGCCTGAACGTGGACAAGCTGGCCCCCGGCGCGATTGAGGGCGAGTTTGAGGAGGTCGAGCGATGATCAGCAGTCGCTCCAAGACCCTCGCCATGCGTAAATGCGCAAAGTGCGCCTCCGAGCACCCGGCGACGCTGTTCAACCCCGCTGGGATTTGCGTGTATTGCCAGCAGGGTGAGGCCCTGGCCAAACAGCTCGCGGCAGCGCCGAAAAACGACCCAAATGCGCCCAAGGATGACCCGTTGGCGGCCAAACGCCGCGAGCTCAGCCGCATCCGGGCGGAAAAAAACCGTGCCCTGGACAAGGTCGAGGCCAAAAAGCAGGAAAAAGTCGCCCAGAACCAGGCGATGGACGCTGCTGCTGCGGCGAAACAGGAGCTGGCACGTCGAGAGCTCGCCAAGAAGCACCTGCTACCCTTCATCCTGCGCTTCAACGACAAATACGATGCCGGCTGGGTGCACAAGGACCTGTGTGACAAGCTCGAGTGGTTCAGCGCCGCGGTGGCGGCCCAAGAATCGCCGCGGTTGATGGTGTTCATGCCCCCGCGGCACGGGAAAAGCGAGATCGGCAGCCGATCGTTCCCCGCCTGGCACCTGGGCAACTACCCGTTCCACGAGATCATCGGCTGTTCATACGGCTCGGATCTGGCCAACGGCTTCTCGCGCAAGGTGCGTGACGTGGTCAAGGACACCGCCTACAGCGCGGTCTTCCCCGACTGCGCCGTGAACAAGGACAGCCAGTCGGTCGAGCAGTGGCTGACCACCGCCGGCGGCGGCTACTCGGCGGCCGGTGTCGGCGGTCCGATCACGGGTAAGGGTGCCCACGTCCTGGTCATCGATGACCCGATCAAGAACCGCTCGGACGCCGAGTCCGGGACCAACCGTGAGGCGATCTGGGACTGGTACACCTCGACGGCGTACACCCGATTGGCCCCCGGCGGCGGGGTGCTGGTGATCCTGACCCGCTGGCACGACGACGACCTGGCTGGCCGGCTGCTCAAGAAGCAGGCCGAGGGGGAGGGCGATGAGTGGGTGGTGGTGGAGTACCCGGCCCAGGCGATCAACGACGAGCTGTTCCGCAAGAAGGACGACCCGCTGCACTCGGCGCGCTACGACAACGCGGCCCTGGAGCGGATCAAGCGCGCCGTCGGCCCGCGTGACTGGCAGGCGCTGTACCAGCAGAATCCGACCCCGGACGATGGTGACTACTTCGAGAAGTCGATGTTCCAGTGGTACGGACCGCAGGACATCCCGCCCTACAGCGAGCTGAACTTCTACACCGCCTGGGACTTCGCGATCGGGCAGAAGGAGCAGAACGACTTCTCGGTGGGCATCACCGTCGGCGTGGACAAGCACGACCGTACCTACGTGGTCGACATCCAGCGCGGGCACTGGGGCACCCTGGAACTGGTGGACAAGGTGCTCGAGGTCTACAAGACCTGGAGACCGGCGATCACGGGCCTGGAGCGTGGGCACATCGAAATGACGCTGCGCCCGTTCCTCGACAAGCGTATCCGCGAGGAGCGCCTGACCAGCTTCTACATTGAGGAGCTCAACCCCGGCAAGCGCGACAAGGTGGCCCGGGCGCGCTCGATCCAGGGCCGGATGCAGCAGGGGTTGGTGTACTTCCGCAAGAACTGCAACGCGACCGCGTCCCTGGTGGCGGAAATGATGCGCTTCCCCAACGGTCTGCACGATGACGGCGTCGACGCCATGAGCTGGATCGGCCAGATGCTCTCGCTGCTGGTGCGCCCGCGTGAGACCAAGGCACCGCCGAAGAAAAGCTGGAAGGACAAGCTGGGGAAACTGGTCAAAGGCGGCGGTCGCAAGTCGCACTTGGCTTCGTGAACGGCACGGTAGCTGCTGGTATACTCCGCCGCCTCCAATTACCAGGAACGCGCGCTTGAGCCAGGGTAAACAACACAAGGGACTACTCACTGCAGCTGCACATCTTGCTGGGCATATAGCAGTAGGCACATTCATTTTTGTAGCAGTGGCTTTAGCTGCAGGTCTACTGGAAAAGCTTGTTCACTGGCTGGAAGACAACCACATCAACGCGACGGTGATCATGATTTTAAAGGTTGTCGAGATGTTTGTTTTCATGCTCGACATTTCTTGCTATGTGGTAATGTTAGTGGTAGCAGCTATCCAGTTTTTCCGAGCAATGTGGCACGAGGCTAAGAACGGATGACTACGCTCAAGCAAGAATTCATGAAGGCAGCTATCGAGACACCGAGGATGTTTTTTGCTCCAATCGTAGGTGCCATCCGAGCGGTTGCTCACGAGTTGACCTTTCCCGCCAAGAAAAAGAAAGCCGCCAAAAGCGTAAAAAAAGTAGTTCTCAACAGTGGTGCCTATCGACGGCATCGCGTTTCGGTGAGGGGCAACAGGGGGGAAGTCATAGCTGTAGTGTTCGAGGAACCTAAGGCGAAAGAGTAATTCTCCGAGACCGACTCATTTTTTGTGCTGTCGAGGCAGACCTCGACAGCACAAGAACTATGTCAGATAATACACGCATTGCGTATATTTTCTGAGGCCAACCCATCCGTGTCCGCCGCCAATGACCCTACGTCCGTCGCCAAGCGTAACCACGCGCGGTACGTGCGCGCCCGTGACAACGGGCATACGAAATACATGGAAGCCGCTGCGCGGTTCGACGGTTTCTACACCGGTGAGGGGCAATGGGACGAGGCGACCAAGGCGAAGCTCGCCAGCGAAGGGCGCCCGGCACTGACTTTCAACATGGTCCTGGCGGTGGTCAACACCGCGCTGGGCGACCAGCTCAGCCGCCAGGTGCAGATGGGTTTCAAGCCGCGCCGCAACGCCAGTCGCGAGGTGGCCACGGTGCTGAACAAGCTGGCCATGCAGATCATGCACGCCAACCGCTACCGCTACGTGGAAATGGCCGTGCTCGGTGACGGCCTGATCCAGGACCGTGGCTACTTCGACGTGCGCATGGACTTCTCCGACCACATGCAGGGCGAGGTCAAGATCAAGTCGTTGGACCCGGCCTCCGTGGTCCTGGACCCGGACGCCAAGGAGTACGATCCGAATACCTGGACCGAGGTGATGACCAGCGAGTGGCTGAGCCTGGAGGACATCGAGGGGCTGTACGGCGCCGACAAGGCCGAGCAGCTGCGCGGCCTGGTGGCTGCCGGGGACAGCATTCGCTTTGACTCGGTACGCTTCGAGGAGAAGACCTTCGGCGGCGACACCCTGGGCGTGTACGGCTACACCGGCGCGGACTCGGGCGAGAATCGCGACATCAAGTCGATCCGGGTGGTCGAGCGTCAGCACTACAAGTGGGTCAACGAGCGCATGTTCGTCGACCCCGCCACCGGCGACATGGCCGAGGTGCCGAGTGGCTGGGACGACGCCAAGATGCAGGCCTTCGCCGAGAAGATGCAGCTGTCGATCCACAAGCGCCCAGGCCGCCGCGTACGCTGGACGGTGAGCGCCGACCACGTCGTGCTCTATGACGACTGGTCGCTGTACCGTACCTTCACCATCGTGCCGTACTTCCCGTACTTCCGCCGTGGCACCCCGTTCGGCATGGTCCGCAACCTGGTCAGCCCACAGGAGTACCTGAACAAGACCCGCAGTCAGGAGCTGCACATCGTCAACACCACCGCCAACAGCGGCTGGACGGTGGAAGAAGGCGCCCTGACCAACATGACCGAGGACGACCTCGAGTCGCGTGGCGCCGAGACCGGTTTGGTGCTGGTGCATGCGCGTGGCTCGCAGCCGCCGCAGAAGATCCAGCCGAACCAGGTGCCGGCAGGCCTGGACCGCATCAGCGAGAAGGCCTCGGTGTCGATCCGGGAGATTTCCGGGGTCAACAACGGCATGCTTGGCCAGGTCTCGCCGACCGTGTCGGGCGTGGCGATCGACCGCCAGACGGCCCAGGGCTCGGTGCAGCTGCAAGTGCCGGCCACCCACATGGAGCTGTCGCGCCGGCTGGTTGGCGAGAAGATCCTGGAGCTGATCCAGGACTTCTACACCGAGGAGCGGGTGGTGCACATCACCTACGACCACGACCCGAACAAGCCGGAAGAAGAACTGCTGATCAACGCCACCAACGCGGCCGGCGAGCTGATCAACGACGTCACCCGTGGCGCCTACGACGTGGTGGTCACCACCCTGCCGAACCGCGACAACTTCGACGAGAGCCAGTTTGCCGACCTGGTGGAAATGCGCCAGATGGGCATCGCCATCCCCGACACCGTCATCATTCGCCACAGCAACCTGGCCGAGCGCGACCAGATCGCCGACGCCGTGGAGAAACTGCTGGGCCAGGCGGCGCCGAGCGAGCAGGAAGTGCAAATGATGCAGATGCAGCAGCAGCTGGCGATCCAGACCGCCCAGGGCGAGTTGCAAAAACTCATGGCCCAGGCCGAGAGCCTCCAGTCGGTCACCGCGCTCAACGTCGCCAAGGCCAGTCAGCTGGCGGGTGGCGAGAACTCGCCGACGATCGAACTGGAACGCGACAAGCTCGAGGCGCAGATCGCCCTCAAGCGCGAAGAATTGCAAACCCGTGTCGGGCTGGCCCAACTCACGCACAACGCGCGTGCCCAGGGCGACCAGCTGCGCACCGCCACCGATCTGGCCCGCACCCGTTTCCAGGGTGAGGTCCAGCTGGAGTCGTCGAAGCACAAGGCGACCCGCGACAACAAATCCAAACCTACCCCCCGTAAGCAACAGGAGTGACACACATGCCCCGCGGCGAATTGAGCCTGGACGAATTTGCAGGCGCCCCAGGATTGTCGGATGCACTGCCCGAAGGACTCGATTTCGGTAACGACTTTGAAGCGGACGAGGACGACGGCGATGAAACGACTGTGGCGGATCTGCCAGACGCTGATGGTGATGCCGCTGATGCTGCCGGTGATGGCGACGGTGCTGCTGAGCCTGAACTGGATGAAGCCGATGACGCTGACGAGGGCGCAGAGGACGGCGATGCCGCTGAGTCCGATGACGCTGACCCGGAACCAGCGCCGCCTGCTAAGAAAGAAGGCAAAGAGCCGAAGATCCCCAAGTCTCGTAGACCAGTCGATTCGCAAGCAGCGTCAGGCCGAGCAACGCGCCCAGGAGCTGGAGGCCGAGCTCGCCCAGCTACGCAGCGCCACCGCCGAGGCAGCCCGCCCCAAGCCGCTGACCAGCGACGAGATCCGCACGAAGATGGCCGAGGCCAACGACGCGCTGCTGGCGGGCGATCCCGAGAGAGCTGCCGCGCTCCAGGCCGAGCTGTTCAGCGCCCTGGCCCCGCAGCAGACGGCCCCGGCCGAGAAGGCCGAGCCGGTTGACCTGGCTGCTCAGGTCGAGGCCCGCCTGGAGTTCAAGGCGGTGGTCAAGGACGTCTACGCCCGCTTCCCGGAGCTGGACGAGAACCACGAGGCGTTCGACGAGGAGCTGGCGCTGGAGTCGGTTGAGCTGCAACGCAGCTACATGAACCGCGGCTATTCGATGTCCGAGGCCACCCAGAAGGCTGCCGAGGCTGTCGCCAAGCTCAACGACCTGGAGGACCGCCGCGCCGAGAAAACCCCGGCTCCCGCGACGCCGAGCAAGGACAAGGTGCTCCAGGACGCGAAGACCAAGGCCAAAGTGGCCAAGGCCGCCAAGGCGCCACCACCCCTGTCGGGTAAGACCAAGGGCGAGGGCAGCGACCAGGTGAACATCAACGATCTGAACGAGGACGAGTTCATGGCGCTGCCGGAATCGGTGCGCAACAAGCTACTGGGAATTACGCTATGAATTTCGGCGCAGCAATCGAAGCACTCAAACTCGGCTCCCGTGTCGCCCGCGCTGGTTGGAACGGCAAAGGCATGTGGCTGGTACTGGACCCGGGCTCGATCGTTCATGAGCTGCGCGAGGGTAGTGCGTATGCAAAGGCTGGCCAGCGTGGGCCTATCATCATAAACCCGCACATCGACATGAAGACCGCCACGGGCGAGATGCAACCGGGCTGGCTGGCGTCACAGACGGACATGCTCGCAAATGACTGGCAAATAGTCCTCTAGGACAGTAAAAAAGCCCCTTATTCGGGGCTTTTTTTACACTTGGAATTTACGGCACTGTACCTTCTCGAGTACATCCGTATACAACATGAGTTTGATACACATGATGAATCTAGGGTCTTTTACCGAGTATCCCCCAGTGTGCTGATTTTTTGAGATAAGGGGGCTCGTTCCTGCTGCAAGGTCAGCCAAAATAGACCCTATACCCATATTAGTATTAGGTACAGTCAGAGGAAAATTCTCCCTGACAAGCTTGTCGATGTCACTTGAGTCGAACTCGTGCCTCTTGACCTTAGCAATGCAGTAAATAACCTGATTACGTCGTGCGACGGTGGTTTCACGGCTGTTCAGGTTCTTTTCGACGACAGAATAGGCATGTCGCAATCCAGCTGTCAGCCAAGCAATATCGGCTGATTGGAGGGTTTCTGGGATATATGTCCATCCATTATCCTGAATCGCGTACGCAAGGTGCTCACAAAATTCATGGACGCGCTGCGCAATACCCAGCGTGACATCCGAGACATGGTCCGATATTTCAATCAGTGAGGCCCCAGATAGGGGTATTTGGAGATGCGCAAACCCTTTGCTTACGATCTCACGCACCTGGCCTGAGTCGAGGCCACTCACTTTTTGAATCTCTTGTAATCGGTTGGCAACTGATTCGGCGTTTTTCACGTCGCGGAAATATTGAAGTACCCCGTTTGGTACACCGACGACGAGAAAATTGATGTTACATTCGGCGTAGCGGCTGTCATCCAGCAGGATGATGATGTTCGAAAGCTCATCCATCAGATCGTCAGAGCCGAATATCGACTCTAGGTTGTCCAAAACAATGATTTTTTTCTCAGTGTTAGCAGAAGCGTACAGCTTGAAGGCTGCTAGCAGCGGCTCTTCTTGAGTGATATCGAAACGATCACTCTGCTTCAACCCACCTTTCATAAAGGCTGCGGAAAGCTCTCCTGCTTTCTCGATGTTGTACCCTAGATTAATGGCAGTCCCTGGAGCGATGAGGCAATTGCAAATCTCTGCGGTCAGCGAGTTGATACGCGCAGCGTTTGCACAATTGACGGTCACATAGGTGATCCCGTCGTCTTCAAGCACTTTTTTGAACAGCCACGATTTGCCATTGCCACTCTCGCCAAAAATCAGCGTATGCGAGTTTCGCTTGAACGCTCGGGAAAGCTCCAGCTCAAGCCGCGGGCGATGCACATACATATTCACGTTTACTTCGCTGCGCCGAGGCGTAAACACCTCGGTTATCTCTTTCCTAAGCAACATAGAAGTCCATCTTGACGTGGTGGGCAGCCCGGTTTCCACCAAGCCTTTGTGGCCGCATGTTACCCGATTTACGGCACTGGTGGCTAAACGACAGCGGTGGTTTCGGAGCACGAACGCTTGCCCAACAATAATCGCATTGCGTATAATTGATCCATCGCCCGCTCCTGCGACATGGGGCACAGGGTCGTCCCCTCAACAGCGGTTTCACCTTCGGCGCACCCACGACACGGGGCAAGGCAATTCGATGAACACACACTCGACTCGCCGCGCCAGAGGTGCGGTAACCAAGGGGACACAGCCACCATGGCTAAGACCAACTTCGCGGCCCTGACCGACGAACAATACACCGCCTGGGGCATGGCCTTCTGGCACCACGCCCGCAACAACGCCTTCATTTCGCGCTACATGGGCAAAGGCCCGAACGCGCTGATCCAGCACATCACCGAGCTCACCAAGAGCAAAAAAGGCATCCGCGCCGTGATGACCCTGCTCGCTGACATGACCGGTGACGGTGTGGTTGGTGACGCCCGCCTGGAAGACAACGAAGAAGCGCTGTCGAGCTACGACACCGTGATCACCTTCGACCAGATGCGAAACGCTAACCGCCTGGAAGGGCGTATGGCTGACCAGCGCTCGATCGTGAACTTCCGCAACGCCTCGAAAGACGCGCTGGGCTACTGGCTGTCCGATCGTATGGACCAGCTGGCGTTCCTGGCCCTGGCCTCGATGCCGTACACCCGCAACACCAACGGCTCGCTGCGTCCTGTCCTGGCCGCCGGCAAGAACTTCGCCGACCTGGAGTTCGCCCCGGATGCAGCTACCGCTGCTCCATCGGCGCGCCGCGGTTACCACCTGAAAGCCTCGGGCATCACCTCCGGCACCGGTTTCGATGCCGCTGATGGCGCCCTGGCCCCGATGGACTACAAGGCGCTGGTCCGCCTGAAAGCCCTGGCCAAGGACAACTATATCCGTCCGTTGAAAGGTGCCGGCGGTGAGGAGACCTACCAGATTTTCGTCACGCCGCAAGGCATGGCTGACCTGCGTCTGGACAGCGACTTCCTGGCCAACATCCGCAACGCCGGTGTGCGCGGCGAGAGCAACCCACTGTTCTCGGGCGTCGATTCGGTCAACGTGGACGGCATGATCGTCACCGAGTTCCGACATGTGTTCAACACCGTCGGCGCCGCTGCCGGTGATGGCTTCGGCGTCTCGGGCAACGACAAGGGCCAGCGCGCCATGCTCTGCGGTGCCCAGGCACTGGGTATGGCCGACATCGGTACCGCCGAGTGGGTCGAGCGTGACTTCGACTACGGCGCTGAGAACGGCGTGTCGGTCGCCAAGATGGTCGGCTTCTTGAAGCCGCAGTTCAAGGGCAACCTGTCCAGCCCAACCTCGAAGGAAGACTTCGGCGTGATCACCCTGGACACCGGCCTGTCGTTCTACAGCTGACCTGATACGGGGTTTGGGCGGTCTTTCGAGGCCGCCCCTTTTTTAGGAGCACCTGATGGACCTGTACATTTCCGACACTCAGCTGGTGGTGGCCTGCAATGGCGCCTCGGCACTTTTCCAGCCAGGTGTGGCGCGTCCGCTGCGTCCCTCGCTAATCGGTCCAGCCCTGACCCGCGGTGTACGCCTGCAGGGCGAGACCGTTGAGGCGCCTGATACCACTGAACCGAAAGATACCGCCCCGGCGTTGGAGCTGGTGGTGGCAGCAATCAAAGACTTGATGGCCGACGGTGACGCGAAACTGTTCGCGGTGTCCGGCGAGCCAAAACTCACCCCGTTGCGCGCGAAAGCCGGCAAAGGCGTGACCGAAGCCCTGCGCGATGAAGCGTGGGCCCTGATCCAAGCAGAAGAACCCGAGGTCTGACCATGGCTATCCTGGCTAGCGACATCATCAGCCGCGCGCAAACCATCGTGCAGGACACCACCGGTGTTCGCTGGCCTTACGCTGAGCTGCTGAACTGGCTCAACGATGGACAGCGCGAAGTGGCGCTCTACAAACCCAGCGCCACGGCGGTCAACGTCGCCCTGAACCTGGTGTCCGGCACCCTGCAAACCATTGGCGCAGGCGGTCTGGCCCTGCTGCGCATCACCCGGAACCTGAAAACCCCGGTCGGTACGCCGCGCATCGGTACCCGCGCCGTGCGCGTGGTGGACCGCGACGTACTCGACTCGCAGCACTCGCAGTGGCACGACCCGACCGTGTTCACCTACGCCAAGGAAGTGAAACACTTCTGCTTTGACGACGTGGACCCGACCAACTTCTATGTGTTCCCGGGCAACGACGGCACCGGCGCGCTGGAAGCGGTGATCTCGCGTTCTCCGGTGGACGTGACCACCGTGGGCGACGTGAACGTGATCACTGCCTATCGCCAGGCAATCACCATCCCGGATATCTACTCCAACGCCCTGCTGGACTACGTGCTGTTCCGCGCCTACTCCAAGGATGCCGAATACGCCGGCAACACGGAGCGCAGCAACACCCACTACACGCTGTTCACCAACTCGCTGGCCGCCAAGTCGCAGAATGAGGCCGCGGTCAACCCGAACGTCGGCGCACCTAATCCACAGGTCGGCCGCGCATGAACTACCTCGACACGCTACTGGCAGAGGCGCTGATCACAGCGCCCGGCTGCCCGGAGACGTTGGTGGAGCGCGCGCTGCGCGTGGCCGCCCACGAGTTCTACCGGGACAGTGAGAGCTGGCGCGTGACGACCGACCCGATGCCGGTGATCAAGGGCCGCTCCAGCGTCGATCTCGACGTGGGGCTGGACCTGTCGGTAGTGCGGATCTTCTGGGTGCGCCTGGACGGGCAGCCATTGGTGGCGGTGTCGCCGCGCAACCTGGAGAGCCGTACCGGCACGCCGCGGGCGTATGCAGCTGATGATGCCTTCGCCGCGCTCCAGCTGGATGCGGCGCCGACGGAGAGCTACCTGCGCAACGGCCTGGTGGCCAACGTGGCACTGGCGCCCGATCATGCCCTGTTGGAGATCCCGGACGACCTGTTCAACGCCCACCGCAACGGCATTCTGTACGGTGCCCAGCGCATGCTGCTGCTGATGCCGAACGTGCCCTGGGGCAATCCACGCAGTGCACAGGACTTCGGGCTGCTGTTCGAGGCCGAGAAGGCCAAGGCACGCCGCCGGGCCGATGCCCGCCAGGCGGGCGTGGTACGCAAAGTCCGCTATGGAGGCATCTGATGAAGGCGTGGAAAATCGTCAGCGCCGAGGCGCTGCGTGAGCACTACTGGCTCCTGGAAGAAGCCTGCGAACGACTGACGGCCCGCGAGGGTCGTTTGCACTTCGCTCCGGACGTCTACCTGGAGCTGATGCGAGGCGGCGCGCAGATGACCACCATCAACGAAGGTGACGCGGTAGTAGGTCTGTTCACCACCAAGGTCGTGGACGATGCACTGCATGTCTGGCACGCCTACCTGCGCCCCGGCACCGACCCCAAGGCGCTGCGATTCGGCCTGGAGGAGTGCGAGATCCAGTGCCATGAACGTGACTGCAAGCGGCTGACCTTTGGCACCCAGCGGCGTGGCTGGCTGCGGCTGGCGCCTACCCTCGGCTATGAATTGGCCGAGTTCAAATTCACCAAAGAGATCCAGCCATGAGCAGCTCACCCGACAAGCCGGATGCCGTGGAGGTCTCCCAAGGGGAGAAAATCCAGGCGGCGCTGGCCAAAGACCAGATCAACTACTACCGCTCGACCTATGCCCCACTCGAGGCCCAGTACGCCGAGGAAGCAGGCCGGGACCACTCGGCCCGGCTGGCGGCCCAGGCCGGCAGCGCCGGCATGCGCGAAGCCACCAGTGGGCTCCAGCAGTTGGCCCTGAGCAACGCGCCGGTCGAC